TGTTACCAGACCGGTGTACGTATTAACTTTTGTATTTAAGTTAGTGTTATCAGTATTAAACGTTGCAAGCTGAGTGTTAAATTTTTCTACATCTTCTTTAAACTTCGGTACAGTGTTGTTTAAGTAAGCGGCTTGTTGTTCTGCAACTGCTTTAGCTTCTGTTCCAATATTTATAAAATCGCCGGATATCCCTATCCGTGCGTTAAAATCTATTTCGCCGTCCGGCCCCAATATACGGAATCTATACTGAAGGCGCCCTTCTTCGTCATAATATCCATTTGTAGCATACTGAACATTTTTAGCCCATTGAGCACCTTCGCCATATACTTGTACAACATCAAAGCCCATGCGTTTAGCAAAAGCCTCTTGTGCAGCGGGATCGGCAACAACAAAATACCCGTTGTAAGCATTGCTAGCTATATCCAGTAAATCTTTAGACGCTACGATATTTGCTTGTGTACCGTTTAAAGCCGTAGATGTTGAATTAAGTTCTTTAGACAGCCCAGCTAAACGAGTGCTTTCGCTATCAATTTCTTCGCGCAAACCATCAGCTTGAGTTTTAATAGTTTCAAACTCTGCCGTTGAATCATTTAAATCTTTGACTGTAGATTTAAGCCCGCTAGCTGCGGTGTTAGCTAACGCACCAAATGCCGAGTTGCTTAGAGCTAACCCAATAGCTTGGCCCGGATCTTTACCGTTAAAGATGCTACTGACAGCAGCCTTGGTAGCGTCGCCAATTAACCTATCGCCAAACTTTGATGGATCAAGCCCAAACTGAGTGCGAAGCGACGTATTGATAAGCCCGCCTACGGCACCGGTCAAAGCGGTGTTTAAAACTTGATCTAGGTCTTTGCCTTGTAACAGAGCGGTTGCGCCCTGTGCCGAGGCGTTGCTGATGACGGTTTTTAAGATTGCGTCTGTCGCTGTGGGCTGGAACGCCAGATCTCCCGCCCCACCATAACCAGCAATGCCACCCAGTTCTGGGACGGCAAGATCACCGATAGCAGCACCAATCTGCCCGCCCGCATAACTTGTGGCTAGGCTAATGACCATATCTTCCATACTGCCGCCGGTCGCGGCGGTCACCATTGCATTAGCTATTGGGGCCGGAACTCCGATAGCCGTCAGGCCAATGGTGGCAATAGTAGGAAGCGGGTTCTTAAGTACGTTTTCAATCGTACTGCTAAGGCCACTGAGCGTGCTGCTTACCCATCCCGAGACGGTGCCAAACGCATTATCGAGTTCTTGTCTTGGGTCACACATTGACCGTCCCCCGGTAAACGGTACGACCCTGTTTATCCGTTCCGATAGTTTCAACGTCTACCGGATAGCCAAGCCTTTGCATCATGGCAATTAACTGAGGATTGTGTGTTTCCCCGAATACTTTGTTAAACCCCACCCGATCAAGAGCCTTTGCAAACTCTTTCATGTTCTTTAGGAACTGCTTCGGTGGATCAGCGTTAAACACATACATCTGCGCGCTTTTGTTTGGCAGAAGTTTGATCCAAAGAAGCGTATTGCCGGTTCTCAGCACTCTGTGAGTGTTGTTTGTGATTGATGTATAGATCGCCGTATAGACTTCTTCCCAGCCGCGACCGACATCTTTCAGTTCGTCTGACTTTTTAATAATGTCTTGTGTGCTGAGTTCTTTCATGGCTACTGTGTGAGATCGTAGAAGGAGATAGATCCGACGCCAGACCCTTTTGTGGCGCCTGACACGGTTCTAACAGCAAGTGTGTAGACATCACTAGCCCCTGTAAGCGAGGCCCCAATCTGCAAGTCCCAGTTGTACCCCGTCGGGACGCTAGTGTTGCTGACGCCTGCGCTGCCTGAAGACGTAATGTAATCTGTTTGAACTATTGTGCCAACGTTTGTGATAGCGGTGGCTGCTACGTCATACTCAACATTGGCATCTGAAGGGACTGTTGCCGCCCATGTAGCGCCTGTCAAAGTTGGGTTTTTAAGCAGAGCGATTTCGTAGTTCTGGTTAGTTAGCGGTAAAAACTGAATTCTATTAGGTAGCACAACTGCTCCTAACGCCGTTGATGCAAGACGAATAGAAACGATTGGGAAGAATGTAGCAGTAGTGTCAATGTTTAAGAATTCAGTCGTGCGTCTGGCTACGTGATCTATAGAGGTTTGTTCAAACCCGCCTTCTGAGATTACAGAACAGCAAATCTGCGTAAGGGTAGCCGCTACGGCTACGGTAGTGCTATCTATTTCATAACTGACCGGCAGAATTGCAGTGGTCATATAAACGGTAGAAATATCATTAGCATTATTAAATGTGTGACAAACGATATATTGACCGTTAATAACAAAACCACAGCGCACAGACCCAACACCCAACCATTCAAAGTCCATCCATAAAATCTGCGCTTTAGTAACGTCCAACGTTAATCCGCTTGCTCCGGTCCCGTCTAACTTGTCGCCGTTCCAATCTGACTGATCTACTTTCCGTGCATCGCTTACAGAGCCAGAGATATAAGAACGCAGAACGAATGAATTAATACCTGTCCGCCGTTGGAAGAACACGCCGTTTTGTGCATCAAAGTACCCTACGCGTTGATAAAGAGAGGAGGCCGTACTCCCACTCATGACAAACGTAGCTAATACCAACAGCCCTTTACCCGGCTGATATGGGAATCTACGGAAGGTCTGGCGAATAACCTGACCAACTCCACCGCTTGTGACCGTTAGAGACATTGACGCTTGATTGGCGTTATATGTCGAAGAACCTGTCCCGCTGGTAAACGTACTAAATTGGTTATCAGCAGCATAGCGATTCTGACTATCGAACAACGTGTAAGGTTGGCTTACTCGTTGACGCCCAAACGCATCTAACGCAGTCGGGGGGAAGGAAATCAAAATCCCTGATGAGGAAGATCCGGTTGCCATAAGTTGCCCCAGCAGCGAATTTAGGCGGTTGAAGTACAGCCTTAGAACATTATTAAACTGATCCTGATACGCCTGAGAGTACGCAGGTTGAGCGCTAGGTAACGCCGGAGGCGGAACCTGCCTAAGCGCATAGTCAGTTGTAACAACAAAGTTAGCCACCGGAAACCCCCGATCCAGATGCTTTGCCGTCAGGCTGCATGTCTAGCCTCATAGCACCTAGCTGCCATGTTACGCCTAAACCTGTTGATTCCCACTTCATAGACAACTGTCTAGCACGGAGCCGTACATAAACCTGCCCGGTGAATGCTTCGATAGGAACCGTAGCTGTTCTAGTCACCGTGGCGTCGTTACTCCCGCCTTCCGAGGCCGGAGACATATATCCAGACCCGGAGTTCTTAAGTACGTTAAACGTCAACACCCCACTCGGGCTTCCGGCGGTTGATCCTCTAAACGTAAGATCCGGCAGAACTCGTTTAATGAAGACAAACTTGTCACCGTCATCTGCGTCGAACTCAGAAGATGTAATAGATGCCGGGATAGCTACAGGAGTCCCGGTGGAGTCGTCATCGACTCCAAGCTCATGATTGACTAAGTTGCCTAGATACGTAGCAGCTACTGGATAATCTCTTAAGCCTGAATCTGCCCATGCAGTCCGGGCCATGTTGCCGTAGTACCAGATGTTCTCAACGTAGTTGTAGACAACGTACCGATCAATAGTAGACGAGTTGGCAGAACAGTAGAACCACCAAATCTCATTGAACCCTTCGTTTGTATTAGCAAAGACTTGATCGTACTGAGCGGTGTTGATGTCGCTAAATACGTACTGACGTAGGTCACAGTTCAGTGTTGTTACGTTACCGTTATAAAGATAGAACTTATCCCGCCCCATCCAGAACGCGGTGCCTGCGGCGTATGCCCAAGCGTTTTGGCTGACGATAGAGATGTTGTCTCCAACAATCTGAGCGCCCCACCAAGGGTCTGCTCCTAGGTACTGGAGAGAGTACAAAGCCGCATCTGTCCAGACCAGCACCTCTTGCCGGGCTTGAGCAGCGGTGATGATTTCCGAACCGCGAGAAAGGATCAGGCTGCCCGCTTGGTTGGTGGCGGATGGAGTCCAGTCTGTGTAATCTTCTTGATTACACCAACGAATTAACATAGGCGAAATTAAATCTTTAGACGGGAATGTCCCGCCAGTAACTCCATAATTATTTACCCCAAAACAAAAAACAAATCTAAACACGTCAGACACTAAAATATAATTTACTGCGTCTGGCGAGTTGGCAGCGGTTGCCTCATCAAAAACACGAAGGGCGCTGATATCTACTGTAGTGGTTAGTGAATACGTGCCAGCCCCATTTATAGGCGAACCAGAATACGTTGAAGTTGTGTAAACATTAAATATATTGTTAGCGCCAGCTTTCTTTAAATAATACTTAACCCCTGCGCTTATAGACGGGGGAATAGCTTCATTAAATACCACTGGCAGTGGCGAGTCTGAATTGGTTAAACTGTTATATGGGTTGGTTGTAGTAATAACCACCGGGCCGCTGGATGTGCAAGATATCCCTACCGTGGTGGCGTTAATAAAAAACGTCCAACCCCCGGGCCATGAGCAAAGATATCCACCTCGATACACAAATAACAGGTCTTGCCCAAAGTTGGCTTGACTAGCGTATTGACTCCAAGCAGGTTCAAAAAACCGTGCAGTAGCAGCGCCACCCCCGTTGCCTGTATCGCTAGAGTTAGCTTGCACGCCTGCATCAATTGTAAACGCGGCAGGAGAAAGCGAGACTACACTTACAATTGTATGTTTTCCATTTAACAATCCAGAAGTAATATTGCCGCCAAGGCTTGCTTGATTTTCTATAACAACCCAAGCTCCCGCCCAATATGTAGTGGCAGGGATTAGGTTGGTATAAACAGTAATTAATGACGACCCGGGGGTGGCGGCAAAGGTAGCGCCATTTGTAAGCCCCGTATTCGGGCCAATGTCCGCATATACGCCATTAAGCGATACGTATTGTCTAGTAGATGTCATAACTCCGATGGGGACATCATCAGACTGTGTGGCCCAGACCCACAACGACCGGCAGATACCTAAAAACGTATTAGCACTGATCCGCGCCCAGCCGCCAATCTTCTCCGGCGTGCCCTGACGGAAGCGAACTTTGTCAGACGAATACCAGCCACCCTCCGTGGTGTATCGCGTATTCTCGCGGTTAACGCCGGGCTTTAGTAGAAATTTCTTGAGCATAGTTACGCCTTTAAGTACAACGCCCGCTCA